GTTCAGACTTAGCGCCTTGTTGAAAAAAGGGATTAAGTACCATGGCGCTAACCTATCATGTCTAATGGAGGTAGTTCGTAAGTAGAAGACATTAGTTCACGAATCCTTTCTAATTCCTTTTCTCCATCATCAAATATTTGTCTTCCATTTAGTTCAATACCTCCTGGTAGTTTAACTCCTTGGAATTTAAGTAAATTTTGTCCCCACTGCCTTTTCATTAAAGCAGTTACATAGGGTTTTAAGAATGAGTCATTCCAGACTCTAGTATAATCATTAGGATCCAATACTCTAAAACATTCCATTACTAAGAAGTCACCCACAGTTACACTACCCCAATCAATATCGAGATATAACCTATCTTCCCTCTTGTTAAATCTTATTTGTTTTTCTGTAGTTAATGCAAATTGAATATCCTCAAGAAATGTTTTGACCATTGCATAACTAAGAATTTCTGTAGAACCCCAATAGTAAATATCATTTAAAAATAACTGATACTTAACACTAAACATATTGTTAGTGATAGTATTAGCACCGTCAAAATGAAATACCTTAAAGACTCCAATAACTGATGGAGGAACTTGTATATAATTACTATTCTCGTACCAATCAAATGTAGTGGATACTCCAGCAATGGTGGCACTAGCAGTTGTTGTAACTATACCTGCAGTACTAGTAGCAGAAGATGCTTTAGATGCTTGACCTCTATCAATATCACTCTGTCTTATTTGATACTTCAGATACATCCTAGCAACACCGTCAAAGTGCCTCTCCTGGAAGAACTGAACGCCATCATCAATTAAATCCTCACATTGTTCATCAGCTAGGTTAATTTCCAGTACAGGCGCTCCTAGCTGCCTTAGACAGTACTGTTTAAATTCGGATCGACTTGATGGTGTTGACATTTAGACACTTATCCTTGCTTATATTTAGGGTGCAGAGGAAATACCTGTGTAAACACGGATATTACCATCTATCATGTTGTAAATAGATGCTCCTGTACCAACTAAAACATTATACAAATATCTTCCTTGTGCAAGAGATGAAGTATCAGTCGAACCCATAGATAAAGAAATCTTACCTGCACTTGTATCAACTCCCACAACAAAAGTTCCCGCTGGAGTTGTTGTTGCTGCTACACCAGCACCTTTTTGTACCTGAGAGGAACCAGTCCAAGCAGCACTATCAGAATAGAGATTAAATGCTGCATCTGAAGTATCTACTATAGTAAATATGGCACTAAAATCTGTCCCTGTATAGATTGTTAAATTTGATGCTACAGGTACCCCTGCAGATGGATCAAATGTAATCTTTTTAGTTGCCATTGACTAATCCCTTAAGTAAAGATTTGATTTCACTTATCTCACTTTTTAAATTAGCAAGATCTTCTTCTATGTTTTCGACTTGTTCACTCTTTGCTTTTTTAGCATCACGTCCAGCAACATAATGTGCATAATCATGGTCATTGACGTTAATAATAGACCCTGTTCTAGGATCTCTTGCTAAATCTCCATGACCTTCTACATCATAATAATCCATATCACGCTAATGCCAATACTCTTAAATCTCTCATTCTAGGTACATAAACTTGACTATTGGAAGTCATAACAATCTTAATTCTATAATTTCTAAATGAAGGTAATCTATCAGCAGTAAAAGTATATTCTTTAAACTGTAATGTAGAAGCATCGAATCCGTAAGCATTTGTCTTAGAGACAAGTTTATCCGATTCACCATTATTTTTAGATGAATCAATTACAAGTCCTCTTACGTTGAGGTTACCATATCCAGGGAATGGAGTAAAGATTGGTGCAAACCCTTCTTTATCACTAATAGCATAGAATGCTCTGATATCAGAATCAAGATGAATATGAGCATCTACCATTATTTTAAGAGAAGTAGCACTATTCTCCAAAATAATTTCTTTAGAAATATATTGACATGCAGTAGGATCATCTACAATTGAGTTAACTCTACTATCAGTTGCAAAATCACTAATAACATTATTCACCCTATTAGAAATAGTAATAACACTACACCTTTGACCATCAACTACAGGAGTTACACGAGAATCACTTGTATTAAGAAGTAATCTTAATTGTAAGGATTTCTCTCCCTCAAGAGTACTCAAATGTTGAGCAGCATTAACATTAGATGCAATCGTTCTTGCAGTAGTAAGATAATTTGTTTGGTTTATAGCAACAGGTTCAAATCCATTATCAATCCAAGGAATTTCTGTTCCACTGAAACTGGAAGCAGTAGTAGTTCTTAGTTCTGCACTTAATGCTGTTCCAGGAACTGTAGTATTGTGAATAAGTGGTCTAATCAATTCATAAGGCATATTTTGAGATGCTCTTATTTGATATCCACCAGCAGACTTATTCTGATTTAAGAATAATTTGGGGAATCCAACATCATTACTTCTATCATCATTAGCACTATTATTATCCCACTTTGTGGACATATCTACTTTAACATGATATGAATCATAGGTAAGAGGATCAGAAACACTTACATCATTTAAATCATGAGTTTTATTAATTCTTGCTAGATTAACTCCACCAAGTTCATACTTATAAACAGGAGTTCCAACAGGATAAGTAACAGCAGGTCCACTACCTACAACTGATTGTGCTCTTACAATATTTCCACCAATTATATTACCTGAAACAGAAGTATATTCAATAATTTCATTACCCATTCTAAGGAATCCAGTATTGGTAGTTCCAACACCTACATTCTCAAAAGTAGAGAAATTAGATGCATCATCAACTGATATTGTTCCAGTATCACCTAATTGATATGCAACAGCAAGTTTGGTTGGTTTAATATCAGATTCTACCCCAGATATTTCAACCTTATTATTTGTCCAATACATTCCATGGTTTTTATGATTTACTTTAATGTGTAAACCATCCTTACCAGCAACTGCATTAACAGAAGATACTTGAACATCTCCACCATGACCACTATTCAAGACTTTAACTGCATTGGCAGTATCAATATACATAACAGTCTTGGCAGATCCAACAACAAAATCACCTTGAACATTATTTAAAATAAGTTCACTAGTTCCACCAACAGAAACGATGGATAATCTTCCATCTCTTCCTTGAGTAGTCAATCCAAGAGTATTAAATCCAACTACATCTCCAGCAACATATCCAGAACCACCTGCATTAATAGTTGCACCGGAAGCAACAATAGAACCACTATTAATAGTAATATCTGCAGTTGCTCCTCTACCATTACCAGTAATAGTAACTAAATTAACTCCACTATAAGTAATCTGACCATCGGATGGAGAATATCCAAGACCAGCATTAGTAATTGCTAGACTTGTTACACTTCCAGCAACTCCTGCCAAATTAGCAGTTGCTTGAGTTCCCATCTGATAAACAACATTACCAGGTTTCAGTCCACCATCTGCTACAGTAGTACCAAGACCTACTCTTATTTCCTTAGAATTAAGTACTAAAGAATTAGGCATTAATTGAGGAATCTGTTTGTTTCCTTTTGTAAGAGATGGGTTGTAAAGTTCTACAGATCCTGTCTCTACGAAATCTGCTCTATGAAGAGTAAATTTAAGATCTTCCCATTGACTTGCTTCCCATGTTGAAGCATTCTGAGACTTAAATAGGGAACCTAGATAAGGCTGGTTGGAAATATAAGTCTGAGTGATAAGATCTTGCTCACCAATTCTTGAAATATATACGCTATATTTGGTTGAGTTTGATGCTAAAGCAATCGCATATTCTTTTCCAGGTTCACAATAAACAGGAGATTTAAAGGCAACAGTAGTTGCAACAGATCCATCAGCAGAAGTCTCAATATCATCAGGAGATAATACAATCTCTGAGAAAGGAAGAATATGCTGTGTTGGGAATCCATTCTCCATTGTTCTTAACTGGAAGATGCATGGAACATCATTATCATCCTTAGAACGGAAGAATACATCACACTTAGTCAAATATACTCCAGTTTCATCCTCAACTAAGAATGATTGTGCTAGAGGGTCATACCAACCAATAACAACTCGTTGTGATCGTCTATTAACTACTCTAGAGGCAACAACTTCACCATCAATAACTTCTGAAACATTTCTTTCTTGGAATTCTTGTTTCTGTTCGATTCTTGCATTTCTAACAGAAACAATATTTTCTTGAACGGTTTCAAGAGTTCCTTTTGCTGTGTATGCTTCTTCAGCAATAGTAGTAGCATCATCTTGATTATTATCTTCATCATTCACAAGAGTGAAGACTTTAGTACCAGTTTCAAATCTTGGATAGTCAATATTATTTGGATTAGGAATGTAGAAACTTCCTATAAGATCTGCTGCTAAATCAGAAATAAGTCTTAAATCAGTAATAGTTGCTTCTGCACCAGAAGATTCCCCTTTGAGAACCATTCCACTTTCAACCCATCCATAATAAGTACCTTGAGCTTCTTGTGCAAGAGAATAAGTATCTATATTTAAAATAGTAGATGTTGATGCATAAGATGCTGATAATGGAGTTCCTTCATAAGGATTCTCAGGGAAAAGTTTAGTAGGTGCATTATATGGACCTTCTTTGTGGTTTAATTGAGCAGCTCTAAAGATAATAGTTGGGTCAATACCTTGACTCCAAGGAGTAATAGGATTAAGACCAGTTGGTCTAATATACCCCTTAATAGTTTCTCCAACCTGGAATGCACCAGAAACCATACTAATTTCAAGAAGTTTTGGTACGCAGAATCTAGTAACATCTTCACCATCAAAGAATGCATACATTCTAGTCAATGGTTTCATTCTCTTAGAAACAAATTCAATATTTCTAGATCTACAATAAGGAATTAAATCCCTACTTACAGTTCTATCACCAACAGAAGTATTATCCCACTGTTCACTAATAACTGTCCTAAATCCAGTTCGTGATTCTACACCAGTCCTTTTACCTGATCTTACAGTATCTTCAATTGTTTCAGTTATTCTATTTCCATATACATTTCTTCTTCCACCACCAGGTTGACCCATCCATCCTCTAAATCTATCACCTGAAGTAACAGTTCTAGTTCGTGTGGTTTCTACAACATCAACCCCAGTCCAATTAGTTTCCCATGAATTCCAAGATATAGGTGAAAATCCTGTTTGAGGATCTACATTCATATTTCTTGCAGCCAATTCCATCTGACGATCATAATCACCTTCTACTTGAATAATCTTAGCATCTAATCTTACAGTATCTACCCAAGTATCTGATGCCGGTGTCAATTCAATAGTTCCCTGCCAGAAACTAATTAAGAAAGGTGTTACACTTTCAGTTCTTGTGGCAAATGACTGTTTAATATATTCAACTTCAGAATAATCTAAAGTAATAATATCAGATTGTTTTCTTACATTAATTCCTTCAACTGGAGTAAAGTTTAAATCATCTGTTGGATCTGTATTTGTAACAGGTCCAAACATTAAATCAACGGAATTTGTATAATGCTTTGGTCTTAACTGCTTATATTTTACATCAAGACTGTTGTTAATACTATCAACCTCTTGTGGTAAAAATCCAGTAAAATTATCTACAAAAAATCCTGATTTAAATCTATTCAACCCGTCACTATCCGCAATAAACATATTAGCGGTTGTAGTTTCTAATGTAGACAGTGCAGTATAATATTCAAGATTCTTAATTCGATCATCAAGTTTTCTAATATCCACCATCCTATATCTCTTATGATCAAGATATTTCACATTGGCTTGCTCTGGGAAATAAAGATAAGGTGGTAAAGTAACAGAAGCAATTTCCAGAGCTTCATCAATTGGTCCTGGTCTTTCTGGTCTATCTGCAGGAGTTCCATAAGATATTTGGAACTTACCATCTTTAGTTAAGAAAATCCTATCAATCCGACCAATATAATTTGAATATGTAACTAAAATAGATTCGTCTGATGCTAGAACATTTCCTGCAGATTGTCCTGCTCCATTAAATGATCTACCATAAAATTCCAATGGAGAACGAGTATTCTCTGCTACAGTATAATCAGATACTCTAGGTCTAATATCTAATATATCAGCAGTAAATATATCATTAACATCTTTAATTTCACTTCCATAATCAAAATTATCATATGAATTTACTGTTGTAATATCTCCGGTGTCTGTAGATGCATAATATGCACTCATAAAGTAAACTTTTATTTGCTTTTCAGGTGCATCAGCGTCACGTTTTCTCTTTATTATTCCATAATCATAAAAAGTATTCTCCTGACCAGTTTGATAACTATAATCTGAAGATATATCAAAACTTGGAGCATCTAAAGCACTAATCTCTCCTTGTACATTAGATTCCTTAAATGAAACAATCTCCCCTTCTTTAAAAGTAGCATCATTCTTATAAAGAAAAACAATTTGAGAAGATGAATTAGAGACTTTTTCTGCTACAATTGCAACAGCATTACTAACTGCTCCAATTATCTGTTCACCAATTATTAATTCTGCAGTAGTTGTCGATGCAGTAGTAAGTGCAGCAAGAGTCATCTTAGGTGCAGAAGCAGCTGATGTATCTGCAGATTCAAAAATTCCGTGAATATCAACAATATCAGGAGTATTTAAAGATATAGTTTCATCCTGAACTCTTGTTCCATAAGGATAATTTCCATATGTTAATCCATCATTAAAAGTAGTAGTTCCAATACCAGAACCTTCCAAAGAAGACTTAGCAACAATTACTGAATTGACTCTCTGCTTTAATTTTTCTTTTGCTTTTGGCTTTAATTTTTTAACTGTAGTAACTAAAGTAGCACCTGTATCATTTGCACCTAAGTTATAAATCTGTAAAGAAGTTCCATCGGTGAAAATTACATCAGCATCAGTTAAAGATTCAGTTTGACCATCAGATCTTGTCAAAGAATACCTTTCTTCATCAAATGCCAAGAAAGTTTCACTCGATCCACAAGAAACAGCAGAAGCTAATTTATTAGATGTAATATTAACTGTATATGTTTTTCTAATAGAAATAGATGCGTCTGTTAGATCAACATTAGAAATATTAGTTTTAGGTAATTCAGTAAATAGACTATTATCTGAAGATGCTTGGAGTTGTGTTTCCAATATCTTCAAATCTTGTACTTCTGTACTAGCAGTACTGGTAGATAATCCACCATTAACAAATCCGGTTACAGTGGTAACTCCAACAACTTCAACAGTATTAGCATTAACTGCTACAACTCTTGCATATGTTGGATACTGACCTGCTGCAGGATCATCCCAACAAAGAAGATCGTTAATCGTTGCTATCCCAACAAAATTAGGATCAACAGCAGTTACAGTTGCAATTCCGCCCTGTAATGCTGCTCCAACAGTCGCTAACCCAACATGATATTCTATTGACTGCATTACATCTGCAGCAAAAGTTGAAGCAGTTCCAACAGTCTTATCGTTAGTTCCGTATATTGACTTTACATTTGCTAAATTCTCTGCAGTTATTGCTATTGCAACTCTTCCATTCTGAATTCCATCAAAAATAAGTGCTTCATTTTTAATAAATGTTCCTTCGGTTTCATAAACAGTTAAACCTAGACCAGCACTTACAGCATCTTTAAGAAATGCTGTTGCACCACTATTAGCACCCTTAATATGTGTAGGAATTGAAAGAGTAGTTGCTTGATTTAAAGTAATATTAGTTACTGTTTGTATATCGTAAAGAGAAATATCCCACTCGTTTAAAGGAGGATTTGATGAGTCATAAGATCCTGACTCTAATGCCATGTCATAAACTCTAGCAACACCAATTTCATTACCTGCAACGGTTCTGCTGTTTATACCGACTCTTTGATCTCTAAGACTTACAGTATAAGTATTACCAATTCCTATTGTAGGTGATCCATAAACATTATTTAATTTTAAAGTAGGACCAGTATTATAGATAATTTGCTGTGCTTCAGTTGTATTAACCGTCCTTGGTTTTGGTGCATTTAAAAAAGTATGATTTATTGTTTCAATTTCATATCCACGAACAAAAGCTTTACCTGGAGAAACCTTATATAATGACAAATCCTCAGCAGGACTTCCTCCACTAGGAGTAAATTGACCTTCTTGATATACTCCTCTATTTCCAATATTATTGTTTAAGGAATTTAAAACTGTAATATCAAAAGGATTTGTATAATAATCTCCAGACTCTGCATATGTTCTTCTTGCAAGAACATTTTCTAAATCCCTATAAAATACTCCACCATTTGGACCAACACTAAATCCTTTTTTACCAACTGATTTTAATTCACCATCATTAATTGTTGCTAATTCTATAAAATTATCATCATCAAAATTATCAAGAGATTTTTTAAATAATGAAGTTGTAATTTTTAATCTATCTGCACCTGGTGCTGAATAGTTATTATATCCCTGAGAATTATCATTTAAAGTTTCATCTATATCAGCAGTAATTATTTGCTCTTGTACATTTAATCCAACCCTATAACTAGGAGCATTGGTATACTGATCTAGAATAAGAGTCTCTCTTTCTACTGTAACAAAATTTCCATGAATAAAATAAACACCTTCTTGAATCTGGAAAGCACATCCAGTTGCAGCTGCATCATTGGCAATAGTTATAGCAAATGGACTTCCTGCTGCAATAGTACTATTTCCAAGTAATCCAGAAGCAATAGTTACATTAGCAGTTAAATTTTCACCATCTGAAAATGTTTGAGTGGAATTATTATTAGTATTTGATGATAAGTAATTAATATAAAGAGTAAGATTATTCCTTTCCGAATCTTCAGAAAGTAAAATATTATCAACAACTGCTGTTACACCAGATGTTTCACCAGTAATTTTTGTACCAACCAATTGATCAATATATGCAGATACAGGAATTCCTTGAAAATTATTCTGCAATTGAACACAATAATATAATCGAGTATATCCAGTATTTCCAGGAATTACTTTAGCACCTTCTTTAAAGAAGTGTTGGCCAAACTTTTCAATCTGATTTTGCAGTATAGATTGAAGATTAGTTAATTCTCTTGCCTGTACAGGATATCCAGGCTTAAATAATACTTTATGAAAATCGTCTGCAGCATCAAAGTCGTCAAAGTATGGGGCTACATTTAGGTTCGTTTGCTGTGGCATAATACTTTAGAACTGCAAAATAACTTTGATATCTTCTTTTTGATTAGTAGACCTAGTTATAGAAGGTCTATTATCAACATAAATTATATTTCCTGAGTATTTTTTAACTTCAGGATTCGCAACACCATTGGTAAATTCTTGACCAAGGTAATAGGTACGACTATTTATTACGGTAGAGAGACCTGTAAAGGACGTATCAATTGCCAAATTAGAACCACTGGTTGGAACAATAGTCAAATTTCCACCAGTTCCAGGTGAACTAGTAAATTCTTGTAGTTCATATCCATATGAAGGATTAGTTTGTGCTGTTCCAACGGTGTTGAATCCAGCCATCGTCCGGTCTTGCCAGAATTTTAATACTCCAGTATTAGTATCATAACTAACAACCCTAGCAACTGCAGTAGTTCCACTAGAAACAGTTTGGGTAATAAATGTATCAGCATCAAATGCTGCTGTACTATATCCAGTTCCAGTTAACCTCAATGCACCTAATGCAGTTGCTTTATCTGCAGATAAAAGTGATCCACTAGTTGCTTTAGGATTCTCAACAACACCCACTCTTGCAACTTGGTTTCCTGTTATAAAATCTGGATTTTCAATATCGTTTTCAATTCTAGAATATAAAAGAACATTATATGCTCCTAATTCTCTATAGATATCTGAACCATGTCCACCTGGCGGAGATTGTACAACATCAAAAGTAGGTCTTGTGGTTCCTGTTGGAACTCCACCTGCTTCTAAATCTATATTTCCATAGGTATAATTTTGTCCTTGTGCAGAAATAGTTACTGTATCAACTTTTTGGTCATTGTTAATAACAATAGTACATTCCGCACCAGTTCCATCACCTTTAATAGGAACTTGTGTATAAGTACTATTTGCAGTACCTAATCCAACTCCACGGTTAGTTACAGTTACAATTTTAATTGATCCATCTACTGCATTATCTCTTACTGCAGCAGTATCTGAACTAGTAGACCAATCAGTAGGTACAGGAATAAAATCGGTAGATTCAAATTTTACAATATCACTAGGTTTAATGGTATAAAGGTATTTCCAAATATAACCATCACCACTTGTACCAGCAGCTTTAGGTTCTAAATCCGTAAAAGTTGGTTCATCTAATGAAGGTCTCCCGTTAGGGTTATCAGGATCCATACCATTACTTAAACAAATATAAACCCTATAATCACTATTCAAAATATAATATGATGCTGAATATAGATTGGTTGAACCAGAAACCTTAGCAGTATTAGTACGACTATAATCACTACGATACATATCATAAGTTGTTCCAGATGCCCATACTCTTCTAGTAACAACCTGCCTAGCATCAGCAGCATTAATTTTCTTCAATGCAATCATAGTATCCCAATAATCATCTTCTTCACTAAAATTATCTTTTGGTGAAGGAGGATTAGTATCCCAATCGGATTGAATATCAGAAGGATTGCATAGACCAATAAAGGAATAATATGCATTAGTTGCTGTACTTACTCCGGAAAGAAAGTTCTTCGCATTTAATATCCTAATTTGATCTGTTATAATTGCAGCCATTTTTTAGAACTTTTTATTTATTTATTAAGTATTTTAATCATTATATACCTACACTACCCCAAGTAAATCCACCATTCTTAGATACATAAACCTTATAACTGGTTAATGCGGTATTTGTACCACCATTATAATGAATACCGAAGGAAATAAAATCACTATTTTGTATTGCAGGTGATAAAGTAACAGTTGATCCAGCACCTGTTCCAGCTCCACCAGAACCTCTTCCTCTAGTAGAAATACCCGCAACTGCAGTTGAACCTACTAAAGGAATAATTGTACAAGTAACACCAATACCATTAGTAGCTACAGTATTACCATATCCAGTGCCACCACCATGTGCGGCTCCTTGAGTTGTAATAAGAGTTACAGTAGTAAAATTATTCGCATCTGCATACATGTTCTTAAAGGACACAATGCCAATGTTCGCACCTCTACCAGATGAAGACACTGCTGGTATTGTATGAGTGAACACAGTTCCTGCCTGGAGATCCATTTCTAAAACTATATTACCAGAAGCATCCGTATACGTGGTTGCTGCCGAAACTGTTTCAGAAACTCCTAGAAATCTGTCAGGAACACTTCTCACAAAACATCCACTGTCATTTTCCCATGTTAAAGTTTTATTATTATTAGCAGTAGAGGAACTTGCATATATTTCAATACCTGCTCCATCAGCAGATGAATTTGATGCATTAGTTGTTGAGGCAATACCTACAGTTTTATCTTCTATATCTAAAGTAGAAGTATTAATAATCGTTTGAGTACCATCAACAGTAAAATTACCCGTAACAGTTAAGGCACCTCCAACTGTTTGATCTCCTGAAACTGTTAGATTATTAACAGTAACATTTGGACTTCCAGTTAGAGCATATGCATTAGCAGCAGCAGTTGCCGTGGATGCAGTACCTGTTAAATTTCCTGTAACATCACCAGTTACATCACCAGTTACATCACCAACTAAATCTCCATAGAATTTAGTAGCACCAACTGAAGTACCACCAGTAACAATACCAACAGTAGAAACACCACTAATTACAAGACCAGCAGGCATTGTAGGTGCACCACCTGCTCTATCAGTATAATTATCTGCTCGAACTCTTCCTCCACTACCAGCGAGAACTCCTCCAATACCAGTAGTTCCTATTCCAAGAATATCTGGTATAAAATCATCTCCATCAGCAACAATTAAATCATAAGTATCATCAACGGCAATAGTAGGATAGTTTGTAAATGCAACCTGAGAAGAAGCAGGAGGATCAACAGTAATAGTTGCACCAACACCCAATACAGCATCCACATAGTACATTTTATTCAATGCACTAGCAGTGTCATCACTTAATGCAGTTCCTAATCCCGACGGAACACTAAGTAATGCAGATCCATCACCATAATATTGTGTTGCACTAATAATACCAGTACTGGCATAAAATGTAATACCAGCACCAACCATAGTGTTTCCATTAAAGGTAGCACCAGCAGATACAGTAAAATCAGTAAAGCTACCAATACCACTAAAACTAGAAGCAGTAACTACACCAGTAAAATTACCAGCACCCCGAACTGTTAAAGGATCAGTAGGATTTGTGGTTCCAACACCAATATTAGAAAGTGTATTAATTCCTGTTGCAACATCTATCCAATTACCACCACTAAAACTTAAAGTACTTCCATCACCAAAGTACTCATAAATCTCAGTAAAATTGGCATTAATAATATTACCACCCGTTCGAAGGGTGCTACCATCACCTGCATTTGCCGCAGTTCCCGTATTTAATCCTACGTATGCCATTTATTGAGACACTATTTTAAGTTATTTAGATGATTTGACCATCATATGATTTGGATTTCAATGCATTTGTACGCTGAACAATCGGAGTAGTGCTCAGACCAGATATAGCATTCCGCGTCTGTGCAGTATATTCATTAGGTTCATTTCTTGATACAAGATTAATCTTACCCCAACTGAAATCACCAAGATAGAAGGAAGTTGTAAATGCTCCACTCCATCCAGAACCAGCACCCTGTCCTGCAGAAGCAAAATCTAAACTTTCACTACTAAATCCTGCCCTAGTAGAAGCGAACGTTATAGTAGATACACCAGCAATCTTTGCAGTAACTCTTCGGAAAGTAGTGGTTCCAAGACCAGTTACACCATCAGTTATATGATTAGTAGCAGTATTTACCTGATAGATGTTATCAACAAAGTCTGTTCCAATACCAATAACATCACCTGCAATATCTAGGGATTTGAGAGTAGTATCAGCAAATCCAACATATGTATTCTTAATTACGAAATAATCACCAGTACCAATACCACTTAAAGTAACAGCAGTACCAACAATACTTGAATTTCTCATAAAGGAACCATATGGAATATGAATATCAAAGATCAAACTCTTGTCAACATCTCCAGCACCACCTTCTGTTCCGAATCCAACAATAATTCCATCATCTCCATGATAAGAACCAACATCATCTTTTTCTGCAATCGGTTGAGGTGGTTGAATAAGACAAGATGGTACATCAGTTTGTAAATACTCTGTTCCACCATTAAGAACTTCAATTCCAGTAACAACACCAACAGGATTAATAAATGATCTACCCGTTGCAGTAGTTCCTACACCAATTTGACCAAATACTACATCAGGTGCAGCAGTATATCCACTACCACCATCTGTAACATCTACTGAAGTAACAATACCGGCAGTAGTCACAAGACAAGTTCCAATTGCACCAGTCTTAGATTCCTGAGAAATAATAGTAATATTATCCTGACGAGCTTCACGTTTACTCGTATCATTCATTTCATTCCTAGGATCAAAGAATGGTCTTACACTATCCACATAGAATACTGTTGAACCAATACCAACTGATTTAATCAGATATGCAGCAGGATTAATTTGAGCATTATATAATTCTCTATCTTTTCCTATTAATTCGTCATTAATAATTTTATCTTCAGTTTGTCTAGTCCAAACAACCGGTCTTAAAAGATCTTCATCCTGAGTATTTCCTGGACCAAAATATGGTACAGTTTCTACTGAACTTGTTGAAGTAACTGTAGTAATTCCTCTTACAGTTTCTCTCAAATAATATGGTTCAGAACCATTCTCTATTGTTAAATCATCACCAGCTTTAACAGTTTCAAGAACTTCTGTAGATTTAACGTCGGCAACACCACTTCCTTTATAGAAGATAACTTTAGATGTATCTCCAGGTTTAGGTGCTTCACTCATAGTAATAATACTACC